TCACGAGTCAACGCGGGCCGAGGTGCTCCAACGCGAGGCGCCGCTAGGTGTCGCGCACGTTCGCACGCGCTTGCGCTGGCCAGCGTGGGGGTACACGTTCGCAGGGCGCACGTATGACTCTCCCCCATCGGAAGCGCGTGGATGGTGGACTACCCTTGGGCAGTACCAAATCGAGACGCTGTTGCGCCTCGCGGAGCCCGTCCTGAGCGTGAATCCGATAACGGGTGAGCGCACCATCGGGCACAACCTAGGTCTATTCGCATCCTACGTCGCGCGACTGTTCGAACCTGCCGCGCCACTGTCCTACGTGGCCAGCGTGCAAGCGCGTAACGCTCGCCAGCGCACGCGTGATGCGGCAGCACTCCGCAAGCGTGCTCAGCGAGCGCGCGAGGCGTCAATGTCGCCCGCGTCAGTGCTGGCACGCATCATCACCCGCGACGAGGCTAACGCGATGGTGACCACAACCCGCGTGGATGGCAGCGCCGTGGTGGTGATGTCCGAGGGATGGGCCGCGCGCGTAGGCTAGGGCACATAGACGAAAGGGCGACACAATGGACGAAAGAGCGCTTCAGGACGCATACGCGGCGTACGCGACAATGGCAGTGGTCTGGCGCGGTGAGACGGGCCGCGTCTGGTATGCCAATCGCCGGTATCTCGCATCCGTAGCAGCGTACGGATTGGCTCTCACCGACTAGCCTCACGCGCTGGCATGTATCCGCGAGGGGGGGCGACTGACAGCCCCCCGTTCGCTTGCCTGAGGCATTGGCGATGCTGGCGATGCTGGCGATGCTACCCCTAGGGGGAGTACCCCTCACGCCCCCCACGCTCAACACGCCCGCGCACGACAGAGAGACGAGCCGCCAAACCTAGCCTCTGACGTTTGCGTGAAGGTTAGACAGACCGGGGGTAGGGTGGGGGGTTCGCGGGTGAGGTTCAAGAGGGGGGAGCGGTACGCCCTCTCTTTTAAGAATCCACATGCAAGAGGCTCATTCGCTTATACCCCTTGACAAACAGCGGCAACTGTGGTACAATGAGACTATGACAGGTGAACGCCTCAAAAGACTCAAGCAGGAGTACATTCGCGCCCACAAGATCGGCCCCTGTGTCGATTGTGGCCACGAATACGATTTCGAAGCGATGGACTTCGACCACCGGCCCGGCGAGCCTAAGCGGTTCAACCTGACCAGAGGGTATCAGCACTCGATGGCGGCGATCAACGCCGAACTTGCGAAGTGCGACTTAGTTTGCTCAAACTGCCATCGGGAAAGAACCCGAAGACGGCGTGAGACAGCTATCGAGCAGGGAAGTCGCCAAAGGGTGCCCGCTGCTCGATAGCTCCAGACGCGGGGTGGTGTAAGGGCAACACAGCGGGGTCATTGCCCGCAGCCCGCCGTTCGACTCGGCGTCCCGCAACCAAGGAAACAATGGCTGAAGAGATTACGCAGTTCAACATCTGGGACGCATTAAAGGCTGGCGATCCCACGCTGGCCTTGGTTCCCGTTGAGCCGCCCCTCTCGCCACTGAAGGAGGTCTACTCTGACTATCCCGGGTTCATCCCGTGGCTGATGTCCGAGTATGCTCTAGGCTACCCGGCTGGCCGGGTCTTCCGCCATCTTGAGTCCGTCCGCTCCGGCCAGATGAACGACGGGGTGAAGGCTTGGCCCTCGCTGTCAAGGCGCGAGATCGACGCCGAGCGCACCCACCGACGCTCCGACTGGATACCCGTAAGAGACCGCCTCTCGGCTAACATCGAGAACGTCGGCGTGCTCGCCAAGAATGAGCGCCTCCTAGCCCTCGCCCGTCACGCTACCGAGGTAGAAGACGCGATGTGGGAGGAGCGAAATGCTAGGACGGGTGAGCTGTATATGCTCACCGAGTACCGTGAAACCCTCCGCCAGATCGCGGAAGAGAAGGGCGAGCTGGGCGAGGGCCAAGCCACCGCCGATAACGCGCTTTTGATGATCGCCCAGACCCTCGCCGGAATCGTCAAGGTTCAAGGCGCAGGTGTACAGCCCCAGATCGTTGAGGGCGAGTGGGACTACGCGGAGGCCGAAACTGAAGAGGCTATCCTACGAGGCGAAGGTCTCAGTGTGGAAACTGGCGGGGTACAAGCCGAACCGGGCGCAGATAGCGTTCCACAAGGGGACAACTGATGCTCTCGTGGCAGGCGGATGGCGTGGCGGGAAATCCATGCTTCTCGCAGGGGAAACCTTTCCCCATTGTGTCATTCCCAGCCCCAATGAGTACCTCATCGCCCTCATCGGGCCTACCTACGTGGAACCCCGAGCCGAGTTCGACTACATCGTGGAGTACCTGTCCGCGATGCTCCCCCGACAACAGTTCGACCCCGAGAAGCATGTTAGCAGGCCTAGAGACGGTCGCTGGGAGTTGAGAATCCCCGCGCAGGAGGTCACGAACCCCGATGGCAGCCGCTCCAAGGTTTACTTCGCCACGGTTCGAACATACACTGCAGCTGAGGCCGAGTCCATCCGTTCGTTTAATGCGGAGGGGGTCGTGGCGTGCGAGGCTGGCGGCATCTCCCGCGAAGCCTTCTTCAACATCTACGGACGTGTCGCTTCCACTGGCGGTTTCGTCATTGGCAGCGGAACTCTCGAAGCGTCCCAAAAGTGGTACCACGACCTGATCAAGGATGGCCAGCTTGAAGCCCCCCCGACGGGGATCAAGTCATACATCGTCCCGTCATGGTTCAACACGGCGGTCTTCCCGGGGGGCCGAAACGACCCCAAGATTCGCCGTTTGGAGAAGGTGCTCCCCACGGAGATGTTTGCGGTTCGTATCGGCGCCCAGCCGATCCGCATGACCGGCATTGCCGTCCAAGAAGCCTCGAAAGAGCGCGATGTGACCGAGGAGGGGACGAGTTTCAACGAACTCTACCCCGTAGAGCTCGCAATCGACCCCGGATACGCCGGGGGGTACGCCGTACTCGCTGTCCAGTTCTACGAGGGGAAGATTCGCATCATCGACGAGGTCTACACCCGGCTTACGGCCACCCCGGCGGTGATCGAGGCCTGTCAGGCGAAGGATTGGTACCCGTATGTCATCCCCGGGCTCGCAGGTGTCATCGACCGAGCCGCCAAGCAGCACAACGCCGGGTACGGTGACTCCGTGGTCGAGATTTGGGCTGACAAGGCAGGCCTATACCTCGATCTCACCGAGCAGGTTATCCCCGTGGAAGACGGACTGGATCAACTACGGATTCATCTCGCCGCCGGACGAGTCGCCATTAACCCTCGTTGCCGAGGGCTGTTGGCTGAATGGGATCTGGGTTCCTTTCCGGACGGATTCGACGGGTACGAACCATGGCACTACCGAGCCAACACCAACGGACAGCTCGTAGGCGACAAGGCTCTGGCAGGCGCCGACCACGCCTCCACGGCCCTTACCTACTGGCTCGTCGGGCGGTTCGGGTTCATCACCCCGGAAACCGTCATCTACGGCCCGAACAAGGCCAACTGGCTCATCCAAGCGTTGAAGCTTGACGAAGAAGACGCGCGCACTACCGGTTACGGCCCGAGGGAGGGCAAGTATGTTGGGTAAGCCCGACCTTAGCCTCTGGGTCACCCGCTACCAGATCGCTGCCGAGCAGCAGAAGATCTGGCGGGAGGACTGCGCCACTTGGGAGTCTTTCTACGAGCAGACGTGGGTAATCGACGGCCTGCCGGAGAACGTCAAGGCTACTATCCCCTCCACCGCCCGCGCCATCGTTGACGAGGCCACTGACCACAGTGACTTCAACCCCGACTGGCTGAAGATCAACCTCCCGACGTACGGCATGTCCACGGACGCTGAGCTCAACAGTTCTCTTCTACGTTCGTTCATCATCGGCTGGCTCACCTACCAAGCGGAGCACGCCAACGATGTCTCCCCGTACCGCGACTGGACGAAGAATGTCTACCTTCTCGGTAAGGGCGTCTACAAGGTCGTGGCGGACTACGCTTCGTGGCCTGAGCTTAACATTGCCGATGGCACCACGGAAGCCGAAGCCCGCGCCCTCCAAGCGCAGGTAACTGCCGAGCGCGAGTTTGCAGGCATCCCCGCCGTGCTGAGGTCTATCTACCCCCTCGCCCTGTACGAAGACCCGTCCATTGGGGAGAAGCGTTGGGCGATTGAGGTCTACGAGGGCGCCGCGTCGGAGATCGCCCCGCTGTACGAGGCGTGGCAGCCCCAGACCCGCAAGGACGACGGGTCTACCTACACGCGCGACGAGCTGGAAGAGATGAACGCCCGCCTGCAGATCTGGGACTGCTATCAGCTTGGCGAGATGGCGGGCCTTAAGGGTATCTGGCATCAGGTGTGTCTGAACGAGCTGCCGTTGTCTCTCGCCGCCGGTACGGGCGAGGCCACTGCCGCTTTCGGCATCAACCTGTCCCCTGCCAGCGGCCCCGAGAGCACGGCCGTCTTCATGCCGAACGAGCCATTCCCTTACGTGGTCAAGTTCAGCGGCCTCGGTCGCCAGAGCTCCGGACGCTACGAGGAGAAGGCGCGAGGCATTCTTTCTGGGGTCATAAGCCTTCTTGCCGCCGAGGCCCGCCGCCTGACGCAGCTCGACTCGATCATCAGCCAGATGGCGTGGCCGACGTTCTTCGTAACCGGGAACCGCTCCCGCTTCGAGATCGCCTTCGGCCCGAACATGGTCAACTACGTGCCCCCCGGAACGACCGCGGTGCCGATGGTGCCGCCGATCCCCGCCGGGCCGATTCAGAGCGCCTTGGCGACTATTCAGAGTGGCATTGAGCGCGGTACCTTCGGTAGCGTCATCCGCGGCGACAAGCCCGCGAATACTACGTCCGCGGCCCAGCTGGCGATTCTCAGCGGCCAAGCGCGGCTGCGGTTCGGCGCGATCCACATGCAGCACGCCTCCGCGCTCGCGGAAGTGGCTGGCAAGGTCACGCACATCGTCAAGCACGTCATCAAGGAGCCTGTCACGATCTGGCAGACTGACGATGTGGACGAGACCTCCGCTGAGAAGGTGGTCGTCAAGCCTTCGAACATCCCGAATCATTTGGTCGTGCGCTTCGACATCGCCACTGACCCCGCCGAGCAGCGCGACCGGGAAATCCAGCTCGCCGCATTCATGTTCGAAAAGGGCGCCATCGACCTCGAAGAGTTCCGCGAGCGGTGCGGTATCCGCAACACCGCCGCCATGCGCCGCCGGGCGATCCGCGACAAGGTGCTCATGGGCTCCCCGGGAGTGATCGCAGCGTTGGGAGAGCAGTATTTGCTCGAATCCGGGTACGACATTGAGTCGCTAACCCTTGAGAAGGCTTCCCGCGACATGCTCATCCTGCGCCGCCAGCAGGAGATGTACCAGTCGATGATGGGCGGCACGGGCGGCGAAAATGCCGCTGGTAGCCAGCCCGCCGGTATGAACATCCAACCGTCTCCTCTAGGCGGCGCACCGGGCATGGGAGGGGCTCCAAACCCGGTTCCAACCGAGGGTAGCGTCAGTTCTGCCATGTTTGGCCCGGTTACACCCGGCCAAGGCGGTCAGGGCGGCGCGCAACTGAGTTCAAGGACATAAAATGGTCAACAGGACGGCTGGGGAGGACATTCGGGGCGGATTCGACCTCGCAAAGGACGATATCAGCGCCGTAGCCGACGAACTGCACGATACAGCCAAGGAAACCCGGTTTCAGGGGCTTGTAGGCAAGGATCGCGACGAGTTTCTCAAGGGGCTGACCCAGAGCGAATACGACACCCTGCACGACATCGCGCAGGCACAGGGGCCGCGGGGCCTGTCAAAGCTCCAATCGATGATGATGGAGCTCCGAGACCTTCAGAGGGGGTCGTAAATGCCCACTCCACAGGAAGTTGCGCTGAATCAGGCGCTCTCTAACGGCCAAATCAGCACCGAGCAGTACCTCGCGGCTCTTAACCAGCTTGGTACCTCGTCTCAGCGCCAGTTTGCGAATACTCGTGGCGACAGCGACCAGAGTATCGGTGCGCTACTCTCGCAGGCGATGGCTGGACTGGGCGGCGTCGGCGGCACAAACCGCCTATTTACCAACCCGCAGACCTTCTCCGCCGGTCGCGTCCCGTTTTCCGCCGCAGAGCTCTCCAAGCAGCGCGGGCTGACCGGCCAGATGTCCAACCCGCTAACGGCGCTGCTCAACGCCCTCCGTGGTGGTGGTAGCTCGCTAGGATCCGCAGGCAAGTCTGTCGGTGGGGCGATCGCGCGCCACCCGGTTCGTGCAGGGATTGGCGCCCTCGGTGCCGGGCTCACCGGCAAGAGCGTCTGGGATGAGATCAACAAGGGCAGCACGTCCGAATCTAACGGTAACTACACCCGCTCCCGTCCCGGCGGCCTTACAGACGAGCAGGTCTTCGGCGCGGGTGGCGGTGCGGGCGGCGCTGGTGGTTCCGCGACCGGCAATCCCCAGCTCGATGCCATTCTCGAAATGATGATGGCTGGTGGCGCTGGCGGCCGCTACGACACGCCTGCCGACACGATGAACGCCGAGTCGAACCGTATGCAGGCGATGGCTCAGGACTTTGCCGCCAAGGCTCGCGCTTCTGCGGACGCGGGAAACCTCCAACTCGCCCGCGAACAATTCGCGGACAGTCAGATTTGGTCTGAGCGTGCTGCTAACGCTACCGATACCGGTAACCAGCTCCGCGGTGAGTCCAATCAGACCGAGCGTTACGGCGCGATGGGCAATCTCTACGCACAAACCGAAGCCTCTGACCTTGGCCGCGCCGGGATGAAGGCACGTGGCGCAGAGGGTCTCGGCAAGCTGGTCGAAACTCTCGGTACCCTCGGGAAGGATCAGGCCGACCTACAGCTCAAGATCATGTCCACCCCGCGTAACGCCATTGCTGGCGCGATGATGGGCCGCGGGCAGAATCCCGGGCCGGTACAGGGGCCGTGGATGCCGACTAACCTCCTCGGTTTCGATCCGAGTACCCTTCCCGCTCTGATCGCCCAAGCCCAGCAGGCCATGAGCCAAGTCGGCCAGATGCAGGCGCCAACCTTTGATCCCCGGCAGATCATGTCGGGACTAAACTTCGCGTCTCAGTCAGCCCAGCAGATGATGCCTCAGAGCATGATCCCGGCCCAGCCCAACCAGCCGGGCGCGATGCAGGTGGCCCAGCGGCGTCTCCCGCAGCCGCCCGCCAATGGCGGCATGCCTACCTCCTACCAAGCTGTCCTCGACCGCATGCGCGCGGGTGGGGCGCCGCAGATGGCAATCGATTCGTTCTTGCAGGGCGCTAATGCCGAGGGGTACAGGTAAGCCTAATGACTATGCAGTACGACCAGATGACGCAGCTTGAACCAAACGGTGGCAACGCGCTCAACCTGCTGAACAGCCTGCAGGATCAGCTAAAGCAACAGTCGGGAGGGTATACCGGGCATGATGGCGTCCTCCGAGCGGGGCAGTCCGGGCCGAGCCTTACGGGGGCGGCTCCGCAGGCGCCCACCGGCTACGGCCCACAGGGCGGCTCGATGAACGGTATGGGGCCTGCGAATCCGTACATGAACTCCGGGCTCTCCTCGCAGTACGGGCAGGCGGGCTTCGGCAACTACCAGTCCGGCCAGCCCCTTGCCGGGAACCAATCAATCGGCAACTGGTACGACTCGCCCTACCTCAACCGCAACACCGCCCCGGGAACCCGTGGCAGCATCTCCGGTAGCGGTATCGGCAGTGACTACATCAACCCGACCGACCAACAGCGTAACTGGTACGACGCGTGGAACCGTGGCGCGTACAATGGCCCGGCGCAAGAGCTTGGTGGTGTGGACTTCGCTACCTTTGCTCGCATGGGTGGTTTCGGCGATCCCGGGGAGGCGAACCCCATCGGGGTCAACTCGCCAAACCTCCTCAACGGCTTCAACGTTCCGCAAGAGCTGATGGGGCTCTTCGGCGATGGCGGCGGGCCTGCACAAGGGGCTGTCCGTCCCGACGGCCAAGGCGGCTCGTGGCAGAACAACGGCGGAGGTAACGTCACCCGCGAGATGCCCGGCACGTCTCGGATCCCGGGAGCAGGGGGTATCAGGAATAACATGCCTGCGTGGAACGGCAACGCCATGAGCTTCCTCCAAGGCCTCGGCCAGCCGGTGCCAGACTTCATGAACACCC